ATATAGAAAGAAAATATGCATATACCATAACGATTATGAGTCAGTTTATGGATCCGATTGGGGCATACATGCAATATCTGAAATTTAAAAATAAGGGGCTTAGCCCCTTCCCTCTAAGGGATATATAGAAAGGAGTAAAGCAATGACAAAGAAAGACACAAAGAAAATTGTAACAATTTTAAAAGAGACATTGCCAAAACTTAGCCAGGAAAAGCAGGAGTACCTGCTCGGACTGGCTGAGGGCATGGAGATGGCAAGAGTGATTGCGGAAGATAAAGAAGAAAAGGCAAGTTAAAAGGAGGGGCGATGAACAGAGAAGAAGTGTTACAACAATTAAAAGATCTAAAAGAGCACTGCAATCAATTTGTTGATGAAGATGATATTTGGCAAAAAGATGTGATAGCACTGGAGATTGCGATTGCGGTAATTAGTTTTGAAAAAGATAGTTGAGCAGGAGGGGTTTAATGGAAGAATTGATAAAAGTAGATACAAATGAAAATTTGGAGCCGGTAGTAAATGGCAGGGAGCTTCATAAAATACTGGAAGTGGCTACAGCCTATAAGGATTGGTTCCCACGCATGTGCGAATATGGGTTTGTTGAGGGTCAGGACTTTAGCTCATTTTTGAGCGAAAGTACAGGAGGGCGCCCGGCAGTCGACCACATTATAAAAATGGACATGGCAAAAGAAATCTGCATGTTACAGCGTACCGAGAGGGGCAAGCTTGCAAGACAATATTTCATACAGATTGAAAAGGAATACAACAATCCTGAGAAGATCATGGCAAGAGCTTTGCGCATAGCAGAGCAGGAGCTTAGCACTTTGAAAATTAAAGCCGAAGAGATGAAGCCAAAGGCACTATTTGCCGATGCGGTAAGTGCAAGCCACACATCAATACTGGTCGGCGACCTTGCGAAATTACTCAGACAAAACGGTATTGATATAGGAGCACATAGGCTTTTTGAAAAGCTGAGAGAAAAAGGCTTCTTGATGAAGGCGGGCAGTAGCAAGAATATGCCTACCCAAAGAAGCATGGAGCAAGGACTTTTTGAGATAAAAGAGGGCAGTTATATCAATAGCGATGGCGTGAATGTCGTCACAAAGACGACAAAAGTCACAGGCAAGGGGCAAGTGTACTTTGTAAATCTTTTCTTAGGTAAGCAGATAGTAAGAGAGGTAGGATAAATGTCGAAAAGGTACAAGGCTTGGACAAAAGAAGAGATAGAACTCTTAAAAAGCTTTATGGCTAAAGGCGAAAAAACATCGGCTATTGCTATAAGGTTACAAAGACCTGCAGGCAGTGTAAGTGCCAAGAAAAGAGAGATTAAAAGTGGCACTCTCAGATCTTGTCATTTTTGGACAGTTGACGAAACAAAAATGCTAAAAGCGCTACTGCAAAAGGATTTAAGCAAAGGACAGATAGCGGAAATTATGGGAAGGTCAGAATCGTCGATAAGAAATAGGCTGATTAAGATGGGCATTGATATTTGGAACGAAAATTCCTATCAAGCATATGTCTGCTGAGGAAAGGAGAAGAATATGGAAGTAGTAAGAAAGGGATATGTTGAAATGCCAACGCTGATAAGGGGCACAGCAGAAGAAGAAAAAGAGAAAGCGCTCAGATGCTTAGAGTCAAAGAATTTTACTTTAAGCAAAGAGGTTGAGCGATTAAAGGCTCAGGCGAAAAGACAAAGATATGTGACAGCAGAGCTTGAAAGGTGGACACTCAGGACATTTGTAGCCGTTGCCACGGTCGATGTGGCAATAGTAATAGCGTTGTTTTTTGCACTTGCAAAATAAAGAAAGGGGTACATATGCCAAGGTTAGCGCCAAGCAAGGCGGAGAGTATGGACAGACATTTTAGAGCCGCATACCTTGCAGGCCTTGAATTGAAAGGCTTAAAGCCGAAAAATATCGCAAGCCTTATCGGAAAGACTGAAAAGACAGTGGCTCATAAAAGAGACCACCCGGGCGATATGACTGTATTTGAATTAAGGGCGATAGCTGAAACGCTAGATTTTACAGCAGATCAGGTCGCAAGCATGATACTGAGATGATAGAAAGAAAGATACTGGCCAGTCGTGAAGAGTGGCTGAAACATAGAAGCAGGATAGGTGGTTCAGATGCCTCCGCAATAGTGGGGTTAAATCCGTATAAGACAAATACGGAGCTTTACTTAGAAAAGACGGGGCAAAAAGAAAGCCCTGATATATCCCATAAGCCTTATGTAGAATATGGCACTAGGGCGGAGGAGCATCTAAGGGAGCTATTTAGATTAGACTTTCCACAGTATCAAGTGCAGTACTTTGATAACAACATGTTTTTAAATAGCAAGTATCCTTTTGCACACGCAAGCCTTGACGGTGAGCTTACAGATGAGGTCGGACGAAGGGGAATACTTGAGATAAAAACGACCAATATTTTACAGAGTATGCAAAAAGAGAAGTGGAGGGATAGGATACCCGATAATTACTTTATACAAGTTTTGCATTATTTGATGGTCACTGAATTTGATTTCGTGGTGCTCAAAGCACAGCTAAAAAGTGAGTTCGGTGGTCAGATATACCTGCAGACCAAGCACTATTTTATCGAAAGAAGTGAGGTATTGGGAGATATAGAGTACTTAGCAGAAGAAGAAAGAAAGTTTTGGCAGTGCGTACAGGCAAGAAAAAAGCCTGACTTAATACTGCCGGATATATAAAGGGGCTATTTTCCCGACGTCGGGAAGAACGACCATTTTGTTGACGTCACCAAAATGGTCTATATTGGCGGAAGCGACAATATAGCAATAAAAGCGACATAATAATGTCGCAAAAGGAGGAATGATGGAACTAAAAATTTACAACCCAAGCGAAGAAAACGGCTTTTTAAAAGCGATTGAGTGGAATTATGACGAACTCAAGGCGGAGCTATCGCAAAAGCTTGAAGATTACAAAGGACTTGTATACACAGAAGAGCAGATAAAAGAAGCTAAAGCCGACAGGGCAAAACTTAATGCCTTAGCGACTGCTATAGATAGCAAGCGAAAAGAGATTAAAAAGCAGTGCTTACAGCCGTATGAGCAATTTGAAGCACAAATAAAAGACCTGCTGGCACTTATAAAAGAGCCGGTTAGTCTGATAGATACACAAATAAAAGATTTCGAGGAAGAAAAAAAGAAAAAGAAGCTTGAAGAAGTAAAAGGGCTTTTTGAAAAATTAAAGACTGAAGCAGGCGAAGAGTTGGAGTTTATAAGCTTTGAACAGGTTTTTGAAGATAAATTTTTAAACGCTTCTACTTCCTTAAAGCAGGTTGAAACGGTCATAAATAATATTTTTAATTCTGTTAAGTGCAATCTTAAGACGATAGCAGAATTGAAAGATTACACTTTCGAAGCTACAGAAGTCTACAAAGAGACTTTAAATCTCAATACAGCGCTTGAAAAAGCAAAGTATATGGTCGATATAGCAGAGAGAAAGAAAGTTGAAGAAGAGAAAAGGGAGCAGGAGAAGAGCGAAGAAATTAAAGAAGTTGCTCCGGATTCACAGGAAGCAGAAGAACCCGCTACAGATGTGAAAAGAGAATGGACGGCTTTCGAAGCTTATCTAAGCACAGAAGAAGCGAAAATGTTAGCTGCATGGCTAAAGTTAAATAATATCAAAATAAGGAGAGTATAAAAATGGCAGTACAGAATAGTTTAGTAGCAAAAAAGAAAGCGACAGGCTTTACAGCATACCTGACAGCAGATGCAGTCAAGGAACAAATAAATAAAGTTGTTGGAAGTAAAAACGGCACGCGCTTTATAAGCTCAATAGTGTCGGCGGTAAACAACAATACTATGCTTCAAGAGTGCACGAACTCTTCAATCTTATCAGGGGCGCTACTTGGCGAGAGTCTTAATCTCTCACCGAGTCCACAGCTTGGACAGTATTATTTAGTACCTTTTAAAGATAAAAATAAAGGCACAACACTTGCTCAATTTGTTCTTGGGTACAAGGGATATTTGCAGCTTGCTATCAGGTCAGGACAGTACAAAAAAATCAATGTGCTGTCAATAAAAGAGGGCGAGCTTGTTCGATATGATCCACTTAACGAAGAAATAGAAGTAAATCTGATAGAGGATGAAGAGGAAAGAGAAAAGGCAACCACAGTTGGCTACTATGCAATGTTTGAGTATACAAACGGCTTTAAAAAGGCGATGTACTGGAGCAGGGCAAAGATGGAAGCGCACGCGATAAAGTACTCTGCCGGATATGCAGCAGATAAGCGAAAAGGCAACCAATACACCTTTTGGTCAAAAGACTTTGACGGTATGGCATATAAAACAATGCTCAGACAACTTATAAGCAAGTGGGGAATTATGAGCATAGACCTTGTAACTGCTATAGATGCAGATATGGCAATCGTGAACGAGGACGGTAGCAAGTCATATGTCGAAGTTGAGGAAGAAGTGAATAATTATACAGAAAATGAGCCCGAAAAAATCATTGACGGCGAAGTAGTAGAAAAGGCAGAAGAAGCAAAAGAAGAGAGTAATCAGGACGACGTAGCCGCTGCACTTTTCGAGCAATAAAGACATCAGGCAAAGGACTCACAAAGAAACTATAAACATTGCTTAAAGACTAGGTATGTACAAATTTCTTTTATGTGTCACGACTAAAAAAGTGGGTTCTTTGCTTTGATATAAAGGAGTTGCAATGGGTAATCGAATGATTAAAGAGTCAATCAGGACTGACAAGCAAGTAAATGAGTTAAGTGATTTTTGCTTTAGGCTTTGGACTTATCTACTCACATATGTAGACGACTATGGCAGAGGTAACGCGGATCCGGATTTGCTAAAAGGCTTTTGCTTTGCAAGGCGAAAAGACGTCACGACAAAGCATATAGAAAAAGGCCTTGAAGAGTTGCAAAGTGTAGATTTAATAAGGCTTTACAGGGTTGAGGATGAAATATATTTATACTTCCCGACTTGGGGAAAACATCAAAGGATACAGACAAAAAAATCTAAGTGTCCTGAGCCTATCGATACTGAAAAAAACTTTCACACGGTGGTTCACGGTGGAATAGAACTTTCAACGGTGAATAACGGAAATCCACCGCCTGAAACCAATAGAAGTAGAAACCAAATAGAAAAAGAAACCAACTCTAAACCAATTATTAATAACTATAAGCGCGGAGCCCAAAATATCAATGTTGTGGAGGTGGAAGAAAATAAAGCGGTTTTTGAGCTTTGCACAAATACGGGGGAGCTTTATCCGTTCTATCAGAACGACATAGATAGCTATAAAAGCCTATATCCTGCAGTAGATGTTGAGCAGGAAATGCGAAAAATGATAGGGTGGCTAGATGCTAACCCGACCAAGCGAAAGACAAAGTCGGGCATGAAGCGCTTTGTAAACGCTTGGCTTGCAAGACAGCAAGACAGCGCAAAGCCTACAACGGTAACTGCTGCAAGGTCAAAATTTAACAACTTTGAGCAGAGAAGCGATGAGATAGATGCAGAGATGAATGACAAATTTTTAAGAGAGTTGAAGGTGATCGAGGGTGGATAAAAAGATGGTTAAATTCATAGTACCCGGCAAACCTGTGGGCAAACAGCGACCACGTTTTTCAAGAACTTACACAGGCGTAAGGACATACACTCCGCAAAAGACTCAAGAGTATGAGAATCTAGTCAGGATATCTTACAGAGCTGTAAGCAAAGAAAAACTTAAAGGTGCTATCAGTGCGACTATATACGGCTACTTTGAGCCTCCGAAGTCGATAAGCAAAAAACAACGGGAGCAGATGCTCAAAGGCAATATAAGCTATATCAAGAAAATTGATAGCGACAATTTGGCTAAAAGCATACTTGATGCGCTAAACGGCGTAGCTTACGACGACGACTCACAAGTCTGTTTGCTTATAGTGCAAAAGCTATACGGCGAAAAAGCAAGGGTTGAGGTTGTGCTCGAAGAAATAAACAAATAAATAGCAAACAATAAAATGGCGCTACAAAATGCTTTATATGATGTTTTTATAGCACAGTGGATAAAAGTATCACTAAGGCAATAAAAATGCCTTCTAGGCATACCGTGGCTAAAATTAGGAGCATATAAGACGAATGAACAAAGTTAAATATATCAAGTGCAGCAGTTCTGATGAAGCTATCGAGATTATGCACAGGTTGACAAAAGAGAACAAGGATACAGATTTCTGCTACAGAAAAGATGGAAAAAGTGGACTGTGGGTGGAAGTCAGAGAGGAGGGAGAATGAGAATATACCTATCCGGACCAATCACGGGCATAAAAAATTACCTGCTGAATTTTCTAAGGGCAGAAAACGCTATCAGAGCAAACAAGAAATTTAAGCGCTGTGATGTAGTAAATCCTGCACGACTTGGCAATGTCCTGCCATATGGCACTCACAAGGAATACATGGAGCTATGCTACAGCCTTGTAGGAATGTCAGACAAAATGGTCATGCTTAAAGGGTGGCAAAAATCGAAAGGTGCAAGGCTTGAGAAGAAAATGGCTGAGGAGATGGACATGGAGATTTACGAGTTGCAGGAAGATGGCGAAGTAAAACCCTTGTTTAAAAGTGAATATATATGCAAGGGAAATGAAATAAAATACTATGCGTGAGGTGAAAG